TGTTTAGGAAAATCTAAATTAAAATAAGTTTCAAAAGTTTTTCTCTGACCTTCTACGTCAGGTGCTGTGACAGCAGCAGATATATCTTTTATTATTCTATCAAAATATATTTCAGCAGCTTGACTATTTGGATGCACTTTAACAAAAATAATTTGATGATCTGATTGTCTTATTATATCATAGTCTAAGGATGTATCTGTTTTATCATCTTGCCAAGTTGTTCCAAATAAAGTATGTGATTTAAAATTTTTATCATCTTTAATTTTGTAAACTATTCTTTGATCTTTAGAAGATATTTTTTCAAACTCTTCTTTAAAACAATCTATTGACCAAATGTTTTTTGAATAAATTTTTTGATATGGTCTTAGATCATAAACTCTAAATGGTGTTCCCTCTTTGTAAGGTAGAACATTATCAAATCTTTTAAATCCCTCATGATAAGATATAAACAATCTTAACCAATCACCGAAAAGCATTGAGGGGTAAGATACACATACATGTTTACCAATCTGTTTCATAATCTCTTATCTTCACTGGTTGCCAAGTTTTTCCATACTCATCTATATTTGGGTCATTAATACCATCATCTACAAATCCAAAAGGTGCCATTTCATTTTCCATTTGGGTTTGATTTTCTTTTAACATGTTTGCTCTAATGTTTACGTTGGTCAACTCTTTAAAATACTTCTGGTCCATTGCCCAACACATTAAAACAATACACATAACTAAATCATCGTTAGCACCTTGCTCTGCTTCAAATTGATTACCCTTAATAATAAATGTAGATAATTCATTTATTATATCAAAGTCCTCTACGATAACTTTATCATTCTCAATTACTTGTTTCATATTAGAACAACCAATCTTCTTAACTGCCTTTGTTGTTCTAACTCCTAATTGTCCTTTAGTACCAGAAAAACCACCACCCATGATTTGTCCAGCACGACCACGCATATAACACATCACAATATTATCATACTCTAATTCAAAGTGTAGTGTGTCTGCTACTTGTTGTCCTATATCATTAACTTCCGTTAATACAAATGCATGGTTATATGCTCTTGCTACTTTATCAATTTTATTTGGAAATAGCAAGGGTTTAATTTCATTATCTTTAAATACTGCAACAATTTTATATGGAACTGTTGTGACATCAAAACAAATAAAAGCACTAGCGTCATTCTTTGTCCCTCTTGCCACATCAGCAGTAATAAAGTATGTGTGATCTTTTATTGGTCTTTCATAAATTTTTAATCCAGCACTTGATTCAACTGGGTCTTTGTAAGATAAGTTTCTTAGTTTAGATGCATTGACAAGAGTATTTGCAGAACCTAAAAACTCACATTCAAACTCTGAGGCAAACTGTGCTTCACTAGTGTTTGCGATTGTTTCTTTTTTCCACGCTTCATCACGACCAGGTACTTCCGTCCAATGTACCTCGATAGGAATATAACTATTTCTTTTATGTGTTGCATCATTCCATAATTTGTAAAACATATTCATACCCATAGGTGTAGATACAATAATTACTTTTGTTGATTGACCAGAAGAAATTGTAGGATAAACTGAACTAAAAAATTGCTCTGCAACAGTGGCAGGTACGAATGCAAACTCATCAAGGAATATAATATTAAATGAACTACCCCGAACTGCTGATGCAGAGGTTGATGCTGCAAGTATCTTACTTCCGTTCTCTAATTCAAGAGAACCTTTGTTCCATGATAGAACACCTTGTTGCAACCACTTAGGAAGATTTTCATATGCAAGTTGTAATCTACCTAATAAGTCTCTGGCAGTAGATGCTTTGTTAGCAAGGATTGCAATGTTTTTATTTTCATTAAACAATGCATAGTGTAAAAGATATGACACCATGATTGTTGACTTACCAGACTGTCTAGGAAGTTTACAGATTGTAAATCTGTTTTTATGAAATGTACCTAACATGTCTTTTTGAAAGTTATACATTTTAAAAGGAACAAGTCCTTTATCTAGAGATACAATCTTAATATAGTTTTCCACAAAGTATTGTGGGTCTTCCATACATTTTTGTATTTCTAAGACTTGATCTTTGGTAAATTCTAATTCTTGATTTGCTTTTTTAAGTAATGGATTACCTAGATAATGTTCGTCTCGTTTATTCATGCTATAATCCTACTTGGGTTTCTTAAATTAGTAGTACACTTCTTCTTACAATATTTAGGACAATTATCAGTAGATAAGTTATCATAGAAAGTTTTTAGTATATTACTATTCATAATTTCGTCAACTGTATTATATTTAATATTTGTTTCTTTAGTTTGTAATATTGCATACTCTGGGTCTTCATCTGGTCTTCCGTCTAACCAACAACAAGGATAGAGTTGACCTTTTGCAGATATATAAGGTACTTTCTCTGCTGGATTTTTTAAACACTTAGGTTTAAATATTGCATTTGTTTGATCTACATCTTTTACAGTTTCTTTTTTTGGTTTTAATCTATCAATACTTGGGTCGTATCTAGAAGTGTGATGTATCTCTATTTTTATTTTATGTCTTCTTGCTAATTCTTTTGCATATTCTATATTGTCTTCGTTATAACCAAAAACTAAGTATTGCCATATAACTTTAATATTCATATCTCTTGCTTTTAACATAACATCAAATAAGTATTCGCCATCTTGATTTTCTCTATATGCAAAACTTTGATATGGAAGACCATCTAATCCAAACACCCACCATGCGTGTGGATTTACTTTAAATGCTTCTTCGTACCATGACATTGGTTTGTGTGATGCAGCTGTATGAACTTGAATAAACTTATTCTGATCATATGCCATTTTTAAAAACTTAATTGTATTAGGATTAAAGATAGGGTCACCATAAGAACCACATAGATATACATCATCAAAGTAATCTAGTATCTTTTGAAAATCTTTTATAGAGGTGTCGCCACCTGGTATCATTTTAGGGTCATCAAAATTTTGTCTTGCACACGCTGAACATTTTAGTGTACACTTATTTGTGATGTCCACATCTACAACTTTATTCATCCTTTTTCTTTTTTAACATTTTTTGAAGCTCAGCAGTTGAACCAACAAACAATGCATTTGTCACATTCTTTGGTGCTCTGCCTGGTACCTCTTTTAGTTTTTTCATTTTCTCTTGCAACTGTGCTAATTTTTCTGTCACATCTGCAACACTCTTAATCATATTACCTGCAACTTCATATGCTCTTGGATGATCAGATTCTTTTGCAAGATCAAGAATACCATCGATTGCGTCTTGTCCTTTTTCGACTAGAGCATAAAAGTTATCTCTCTGATATTTGTAATCGTTATCTATCTCTTGATCTAGATCACCATTAGTTTGAGGAACAACAATTTCTTTTGTTTCTTTTTTAACAAGAGGTTTGTCTTCTTTCATAACACCTAATGCATCTTCAATAATTTTATCTACATCTTCTTTTGCCATATCTAATTCCTATGTATGTAAACAGCATCAAAATCTTTTCTGTTTTCTAGTTTAGTTTTTTCATAACCTAAAGGTAAAAGTATATCAGAATAATCATAGTCTTTCATTTCTTCAATAACAATAGTAGGTTTATATTCTTTTATTGTTTTCATTCCACCTCGTAATATATAAGGTTCACTTCCCCCAGCAGAAATCTTTATCAAATCTGGTTTGTAATTAAAACTATCAAGTGTTCTTGTTTGCACTTCTATTTCCTTATACTTAATTTTTATATTTAACTTCTTTTCCCAACGCTTAAAGTTTTCTACAAAAAATGTAGATAGACCTTTGTACTTATCCACTACATAAAACTTCTTTGTTGTTTCTTCATCAAACAATGCGTAATCATGTCTTGCATCAATAGATATTACATCATCAAAACATGTTGCCAATATCTCTGTATGAGAATTATCATCTGACCCTACATCAATTGCTTGATTAAAAGATTTATTAAACTCTGTATGCATAAACAACGCATCTTCCAAAGCACTTGATCGCCATACTGTATTATCAGACATTTAAAAAAGTCCTTTTCATTTTTGCATCTTGTTGATCGTGATTTATACCACATCTTTTTCTGCATATTGTATATGGGTCTGTTTTAATTTTACTATTAAACTCTTTCCATATATCAGAGTTAATTACTTCATCAACTGTATTTTTATTTAGTTTTAAACTATCATCAAATAATTCTTTTACTTCATCCTTATGTGAGTCTAACCAACAACATGGTAATATGTGACCTCCAGCTGCATAATACTTTGGTGTAGTTTCATTTAAACATCTTGGTACAACTTCACTTGTTAAATTATAATTTAATTTAATATTATTACCATCGACATCTGTATTAGTTTCTAATAACTGTAATCTTATACCATTATCTTTTGCTAGTTTGTATGCGTCTAATTGTGTATCTTCATTATAATCAAAAATAATATATTGCCATTCAACATCTAATCCTTTTTTGTGTGCCATTAACATCATATCAAATAACTTTTGACCATCTTGATTTATTCTGTATTTGTGACTATCTTTAGGTAGACCATCTATTCCAAACTTCCATTGTGCTTTGGGATTTGCATCAAACGCTTTTTCATACCATTCTTTTTTCTTATGACTTGCGGCTGTGTGAACTATTGCTAACTTATTTCTTTCATAACAGATTTTTAAAAAGTCTATAAACTGTGTGTGAAAGATTGGGTCTGATTGTCCACCACAAAACATAATCTTATCAAACTTGTCAAGAACTTTTAGGAACTCATCCATGCACATTTCTTGTTTGACGATAGTATAATCTTCGTCTTGTCTATTACAACCTTTACATTGTAATGTACACTTATGTGTAATATCTAAATTTATTTCTTTACTACAATTTTCCATTAAAGTCTATCTTTGTTCTTACAGTATTTTTTCTATAACCACAATTCTTCTTACAATATTCTGGTGGATTAGTTTCTAGTTTCGCATAAAAACTTTTCCATTCTTTAGAGTTTATTATATCATCTACATTATTGTTTGTCAATAGTAAATGAGGTTGTACTAACTCTGGTATCTCATTTTTGTAATAATCACTCCAACAACATGGTAGTAAATGACCTGAAGTAGAATGTCCTATTGGAAATTGTTTTAAACACTTTGGTTCAAAGTTATATTCTTCTGGCTCTACTATATTTTCATTCTTTCCTCTTTCTGTTTCTACCATAGAAAAAGATATTCCTAAATCTTTTGCCATAGATGCAGCTTCAAATACATCTTCCTCATTGTAATCAAATACAATATATTGCCATCTACATTTCATATTATATTTTTCTTTTGCCATCTTCATGACATCAAATAATTTTTGACCATCTTGATTAATACGATACTTATGACTATCTTTAGGAAGACCATCTATTCCAAATACCCACTCGACATTTGGATTTGCCTTAAATGCTTTTTTATACCAATCTATAGGTTTGTGAGACGCAGCTGTGTGAACATCAACACTTACATTTCTTTCGTGTGTAAGTTTTAGGAAGTCTATAAATTTGGGATGAAAGATTGGGTCAGATACTTGGCCACAAAATTGTACATGATCAAAGTAATCTAGTATTTTTTCAATCTCAACATATGTCATATCTCTACGCTCATATGTGTGAGTTTTATCTTGTCGTGTGCAACCTGCACATAACAAAGTACACCTATGTGTAATATCTAAATTAACTTTTTTCATAACAAAAAATTATGTAAGTAGTAAGTATTAAACGTCCTCGCCTGTCTTACTATCAAATGTTTTTGCATCTTCAAAGAAAGATACTTGTTCATTAAATCCAAAGTCATCATTATCAACATCGCCAATACCTGCTGTCGATGGTGTTGGTGTGACTGTATACCTTTGTTCTCTTTTCGGTGTATTAACTGGCAAGTCAGTGTATTGATCAACTTGAACTTGTTTAATAACTTTACTTGATACCACTGGGCCGTATAGATAAAACTTTGCAGTGAAAGTAAGTGTATAAATGATTGCTCGTCTTTCTTGGAAATCACCTCTATAATTATCTTCATAATTAATTGAGTTAAGAATAATTGGTACATCCCTTTTAATTCCCATGTCAGCCATATCATTGATTGTCACTGTATAGTCTGGTTGGAAGTATGGAACAATTTGTTCAATCATTTGTAAAGCATCATCTGATTGTTTTGCCATAGCATACAATTCAAAATCTACATTATAAGGAACTGGCATGTATTGACTATCAATCAATTTTGTTGATGCACCTTTTTGTTTCTTAAACTTTTGAACTCTGTTTAATTTTCTAGCAGGGTCATACGCTAAGTTTTGTAATTCAAATCCTAATCTTGGCAATGTAATTGCAACTTTAGAATCTAAGTTTGCATCTTGGTCTAGTCTAACTAAAAATTTTTGTTTTGGGCCATATGCTAATGGCACCTTCATCTTTTGAATAATATTTCCGTTGTTATCTTTTCTAACAAGGTTGATATTATTAAATATCGTACCGAATGTCACGACCATTCGTCTTATTGTTTCGTGATAAAATTGTTGTCCTAACATTATAATTCTCCAGCATCACCGAATGGGTTTCTTTCAGTGAAATCTAATATTGTATCATCTTGTTCATCAAACAACTCGTTTTGAGCTGTCTTGTCTGTTGACATATCCCCTACTATATAGTCTTCCGTTAATAAGTAGCTATCGTCACCTGAGTCAGCAGGATTTTCTAGAAGTATGTTTTCACCAACCGATGAATTATCATCTTCCATAACTACAATATCGTTGTCTTCCATTAATAACGAGTCTGTATATGTTCCGTTTGTAAAGAACTCAAGTGATACACTTTCGTTGTATGTAGAAGTTGTCTCAAGAGTGAATTGATGATTAAGAACATCTTGAGTTAACGCATCTTCAATCGCATCAATATTTGCAACACCTGTATTTAATTCTTCTGAACTATATTCAAATTGTTTACATCTTAATTTGTAAA